CAAAAGATGGTAGCAAAGATGGCCATCGATATGTGTACTGATAAACTAGCTGAAGCGGTTAATTTAGAAGCTGACTGATAGTGGCAGTACCTAGCAGAGTTAGAGCAACTATGCGTAGGTTAAACCTGCGCGGAGTAAATAAGCCAAAGCGTACACCTTCGCACAAGACTAAGTCACATGTTGTTATGGCAAAGTCTGGTGATAGATATAAATTGATACGCTTTGGTCAGCAAGGTGCTAAAACCGCAGGTAAACCACGTAAAGGTGAGTCAGCGCAAATGAAAGCCAAGCGCAGGTCATTCAAAGCTCGTCACGCCAGAAACATTGCAAAAGGCAAAATGAGTGCTGCGTATTGGGCCAATAAGGTGAAATGGTAATGAAAGTAAAGGGAGTTAGTGTAACAGGATTAAGTAAAAGACAAGTAGCAGCAATGCGTAGGCATGCCAGACATCACACTGCAAAGCATTTACGAGCTATGGTGTCTGCAATGCGAAAAGGCGCAACCTTTGGTCAATCACACACCAGTGCGATGAAGAAGGTTGGTAAATGAAGAAAAGACGTAAATCAAGAGTTAACGAAGCAGGTAATTACACCAAGCCAACGCTTCGTAAAAGAATATTTAATCGTATCAAAGCAGGTAACAAAGGCGGTAGAGCTGGGCAGTGGAGTGCTAGGAAAGCACAGATGCTTGCTTTAGCATACAAACGCGCAGGTGGTGGATATAAGTAATGGCCTTGAAGAAATCACAGAAAAGTTTAAAGAAGTGGACCAAGCAGAAATGGGGTTATGTGACAGAGAGCGACTCCAAGAAACCACGCAGTAAGCGTGGTCGGTATTTGCCTGCTAGTGTAAGAAAAGGCTTGACAAAATCACAAAAAGCATACGAGAATAGATTAAAGCGTGCTGCAAATAAAAAAGGTACACAACGTGCTAAATATAGTAAAGCAACAAGAAGAAAAGTAAGGAGTGCTAGATAATGCCATATCATTATGGAAAGAAAAAGAAAAAAGTTAAGAAAAAGAAAAAGATGAAGCGCAAATGATTAATCCAGACCAAATGAAAGGACTCATTAAGCGTGTCTTACAGAAGATAGACCTATATTCTTCTGAAGCATCAGAGTTTATTTATAACATTGGTTTAGTTGAGTCTAAATATATTTATTTAGAGCAGATAAAAGGACCAGCGCGTGGAGTTTATCAATGTGAACCTTGGGTAGCTGTAGACATTATTGAAAACTATTTAAAATATCGTCAAGACCTAATGAAATTAGTTGCTAGTACTTGTTATTTGGATTGGTCGCATTTTACTGCGCCAAAAGAAAAAGACTGGGAGTATATTCTTACTACGAATTTAGCAGCACAGATAGTGTTTTGCAGATTACACCTACGTAGAATACCTAAAAGACTGCCTAAAACTCTAGAAGAACAAGCAACACAGTGGAAGCAGTTTTATAACACTGCAAAAGGTAAAGGTACTCCAGAGAAATATTGTGAAATCGTACAAAAATATGGATGAAGCAGAAAGAATTGATAGACTTATACACTTAATGCACGAATTGCAAGAATTAGCTAAGACCTTAGAAGATCCGCGTAAGGATATTGATATAACATTAGGAACTATTATTGCATTAATAATATGTGCTGATGTACCTGATGTCACCATATTACCTACTAGTAGTAATATAAATGAGATAGCACAAGCATGAGTTACTTAACAGCATTCTGCAATGCAACCACAGATTTACAAGCAATTCTTAGTGATATAGACCGATATGATCGCAAACGCGTACTTATGTCTAATTGGAGTACTCCTAGTTCTAATCTATATAGATTAAGCAATACAGGATATATAGAAAATTTATATAAAGATGGCGTTGAGTTGACCAAGGTCAATGACACTCCAGATGCAGATAACGAATTCAAATACTCAGAATCTACAGATTCAGTAGATGTATATCTTGCATCAAGTTCTGTATCTGCTTTTAATTCTAGTGTATTTGAAGCAGGCCAAGATTGGGAGGACCTGAAAAATAGAGTAGTAAAGGAACAAGCAGACCACATGCGCAGTTATTTAAATAGACCTATTTATAAGCGCGGTAACTCTAACTATCAAGGCGCAAGTGATAGGCCATATGACTTTATAGTAATTCGTTGTAATGCGCTACTAGCCTGCGCTGATTTAGTGCGCAGTCAAGATCCAGAGAAAGCAGACGAGCTTGAGGAACGTGTATTAGGTGATGAAGGACTACTAACTAAATTAAAAAGACGCGATTATGTGATGTGGAATGAGACATCCTTTCGTAGTGAATCTGGAGTTATTAGAGAAATAAGCGTTAATGGGTCAACCACTGGATATATAGAAGATATTAAAATGTTTGGACCACCTAGCACAGATTATGATGAAGTGCGTGTTGTTATTAGTACGGCAGGAACATTTTCTCCAGGTACTGCAAGTACAGTTAAGTACGATGTATTCACTAAGAATGATACTGGCCTGCGTAGGCATAAGTCAGTAGATGCTGAAGTAATGAATGGAGACTACCAAGACCTCGCATATGGCGCACTAATTAGATTTCAAGCTGGTGTTTACACGCTAAATGATGAATGGTCCATTACATTTCAATCTGATGAAGTTCAAGTAGGTTCTGTGCGCAGTGGGCAGATTTATAGATAATGGCAATCACATTTAATAATGTTATTTATGACCGAGTCATTGATAATCTTCATAGTATCATTGCAAATGAATTTGGGATACAAATATTTTATGATGAACATAAAGGCAATCAAAGTTTTTTGCTCCAGCCAATATCCGATGACCTCAATGAACAGATTAATACTGGCATGGTTAGAGATTACACGATTCTCATTGGTTACCAAGTTGATTTCGCAGGTAACTATACAAAAGAAAGTTTTAGACAAGTGTCACTAGTGGCAGAGCGTTTAAAAAGATTAATGTATAATAACAGAAACTTTAGCGAGTCAGGAGTAAGGCAGTTTTACAACGCTGTCATCGACTCTACTGTATATGAGCGCGATGAAGATAATCCAGATTTGTTGCGCGCAAACATGACCGCTGTAGTATCAGCGATGGAGATAATAGGATGAAATATATTGCAAAAGAATCTTATAAAAAGTTATCAGATGATAAGAATTTTTATGCGTTTGGTAGTTCTGCAAAGCATAATCGTTTAATGTCAGGCTTAGCAATTAAGGTTACAAACGTACCTAATGAATTAAAATCGCATTTGCAAAGTGCGGAAATAAAAAAAGTAAAAAAGGAAGATAAGTAATGGCAACTAATTTTCAACCAAGAAATATAATTGAAGTCGGTATTGGTAGCGGTTCAAAGGCTTTAGGAACACTTCATGCAAATAGTGATACATGGGATTTTTTACAGGTTACTGATTTTACTGTAGAAGCTGCATCAGCACCATTAGACGTTGCACCAAATAAATCTGGATTATTAGGCCAGCTTGCTAGTCAAGGACATCATCGTCCAGATACGCAAATGTATGAAGTAACTTTGACGATGAGAGGAACAGCAACAGCAGTATTAAAATCATGTTCAGCTTTGTTTGGTGATAATTCTTCAGAAGCATCGCTTACTCCAGCATCAAATACTAATGATAATAGTTCTACTACAATGAAGCATGGTGGTACAAATGTAAATGCAGTGACTTTACTGTTTGAAAATGCTGGCGCAGATTCAACAGCACTTGACGTGTCAATGGTAGGATGCTTCGCCACTTCTATGACTATGAGACAAGACGTTGGCACTAATGGTGGAGAAATGGTAGTAGAAACCACTTTTGTTACTGGATATAGACCAGTTCAAAGTGCTTATGCAGCACCAAACAGTAAAGTATTAGATACAGGCGCACCAAAAAATATTTTTGGCTTAACTGCAAACACATTAGGTGGAGAAACTTTAATTTTAAACTCTTGGGAAATTAATATTTCAAGACCATTAGTTCGAGTTCATTATCAAGATACAACAGACTATGAGCCATTTGGCTATGCGCAAACTGGTCCATATGAAGTTACTGGTACATTAGTTGCAAAACGCGATGACGAGATTCACGACCTAGATGCAGGCATAGCTGGTAATTCCACTGGAATTGTATTGGCACTTGCACAAGGCAGTGATTTTATTATTGATTGTCAAAAGGTAATGATAGATAATTCTAAGCCAGAAATGGGAGATTTTATGCTACAAAGCATACCATTCAGAGCATTTGCAGCTGATGAAACGTCTGAAATAATTGGTATCACGATCGCTTAATCACGCCATTTTCATCTTAATAGGATGAATAATGAAAGTAAAAACAGAACATGGAACATTTGATGTTCCAAATATAACCTTTAAATCACGTAGAGCTTTACATCAGTTAGAAGTAAAAGCAATCACGAAAGATGGAGACATAGATACTTCTAAGTTTTTTGATGTATTAGATTGGATACTCAATTATTCTTTTGATAATCCAGAAGAGTCATTAGGTAAATTTGATGACAACGCTATCGATACTATACTAATGACGATTTACAATGCTTATAAAGATATAAATCAAAAAAAGTAATTATGCACCGAGTTGCGATGTGGATGAGTTATAAATCTCAACCTAGTCGCAATTTAAAATTTCCATACAAAGCGCAGTCTCCAACGCTCAAGAAAACCATCACATATGACGAAGATGAATTATGGAATGAGATATGGCGTATCGTAGATGAAAGCAAAGATGGAAAATTTACGCTTGGTGCTGCGTTATATCATTCACTAGTATTCTGTGCCGACTCAACGTACTTTCTAACGCCTGAGACTATATTTGCGCTTGAAGAGTATATGGTTATGAAAAGATTTAATCTACCACTAGCAAATAATTTAGATGAAGCAGATTATCATCGATTAGTCATCTTTTCTAGTATTGATGAAGAATTTAATGCACTCCAATCAGAAGATATAAAGAAACAAAATGGCTGAAAAAAGATTTATAATAGAAGTACGCAGTAAAGGTTTTGCTAAAGCTACAAGAGATTTTGATAAGTTAGATAAATCTACAAAAAGTTATAATAGAACAGCCGACAGGATGCGAGGTAGTACTTCTGGATTAATTGCCAATATAGGTAGTTTAAGAAATAAAATATTAGTTTATAGTTTTGCATTAGGCGGAGCAACGGCCGCAGTTAATAAATTTATTGGCGCATCGGTTCAATTTGAAAATGCTCGTGTGCGTTTAGAAGGATTAACTGGCAGTGCTGAATTAGCATCACAGGCGTTTGATAATTTTAGAGGTGTAGCATCAAGAACTCCATTCCAGCTTGCTGATGTAGTAAACGCAGGTATTACACTAGAGTCTTTTGGTGTTAATGCAAACGATACATTAGAGTCTTTAGTAGATTTAGCTGCTTTTATGCAAACTACTGCTACTGAAGCCGCAAGTGCGCTTGGTCGTGCCTATGCTGGTGGAGCAGGCGCGGCTGATATTTTAAGAGAGCGTGGTATTCTTCAAATCATCAAGGATTCACGAGGAATCCAAGATTTAAGTAAGATTACGTTACCAGAGTTCCGCCAAGCACTTATCGCTGCAATGGCCGACCCTGACGGCAGAATTTCAGGTAGCGCAGATAGACTATCAGAAACTTTTAGTGGTGCAGTAAGTAATATGCAAGATTCTATTAATGAATTCGCTGCTACCATAGGAGATTTAGTTTTAGATGACATGAAAGCGTTAGTCAATTCAATTGAAGATTTTTTTAGAGCAATAGATATAAAAAGAATTAAAGAATTTACAACTGCATTGTTTTCGTTGGGTATTGCTATTGGTCTTTTAAAATTAAAGAATTTAGTTCAAAGTATTAAAGCATTAGATGCGTTTAGTAAAGCTATGCTACGTTTTAATATAGCAACACAAGTTTCAGTTGCTTTGACTGGACGCTTTGTAAAAGTGCTTGGATTAATGGCTCTTTTACTTACAGCAGATTTTTTTGTACAACAACTTTCACTTTTCGATGATTTTTCTGATAAAGTAGATAAAGCTACAGACTCTACTCAAAAGTTTAATAAAGAAATAGATGATTATAATTTTAAAACAGTAAATATTGTTAAAACTACAGAGAGTTTTTCAAAAAGCGTTGATGATGTTGAGAAAGCATTAAGTAATCAAAGAAATTCTTTAAAATTACAAATTGCAGAACTTGAAGGTAAATCAACAAGAGATTTAGCATTAATCGAGACTGGTGGTCAATTAACTGGCGCAATTAGCGATACTAGTAGAGAAATTGATATTTTAAATGGAAAATTAAAAGATTTAAAAGGTAGTGAAGAATTTAAACAAGCTACTGAGGCATCTATCAATTCTTTAAAATCGGAAAGAGATGCAATTCGTGCAAAGATAGCAGAACTCAATGGTACTGACCTTGTAGGTCAAAGATTAATTACTACAAATAAATTACTAACTACTGAAGAAGAAAATCTCATAAAAGAAATTGAAGATTTAACGCAGAAATTGCAAAATCAAAAAGATGCGCAAGAAGCATTGAATAATGCTAAAAATACGTTTCTTTCTTTATTAGGCCAGACTACTGAAGGACAAAAAGCCAATATTCAATCTACAATAGATATGGTAAAAGCAAATAGACAGCAATTTGAAGTGCTTGGCGATGTTGATTCAGTGCTTGCTCTGCTAGGCGAACAAATGAAAGATTTAGAAGAAACTGATCCATTAAAAGGAATGGAAGAAAGTAGTCAAGGTATTGCAAATGGTATATTAGCAGCATCAAGAGCTATGGTGTCACTAAGGGATAATAGTGAAGTAACTCAAGGACAAATACTTCAAACAATAGGTTCGATGATGATGTTAATTCCTGGCGCTCAAGTGCCTGGTGCCTTACTTCAATCAGCAGGAATGTTTATAGGCCATACTGGTGGATTAATTAAAAACAATGGAATACAGCGATTTGCTACTGGCGGTATGGTACAAGGTCAAGATAACGTACCAATTATGGCGCAGGCAGGTGAATTTATTATGCGCAGAGAAGCAGTGCAGAATATTGGTGTTAATAATCTTGCAGATATGAATAGATCAGGTCAAGGTGGTGGTGTAACATTAAATATACAAGGCAATATGATTGCTAATGATGAGTTTGTAAGAGATACGCTTATACCTCAAATCGCAAAGGCAAGTAGGCAGGGATTAGCATAGTATGGCTTTAAGTAACCCACCAGTCAATGCAAATGTTGATGAAAATTGGTTATTTGAGTTTACAGCAGACAATAATCATTGCTTAGAGTTTGATGGTTCAAATGATTGGATTAGTTTTGGTGATATACTTGGCACATATACAAGTTTTACCATTGAGGCTTGGATAAAAATAGATACAACTGCATCAAGGCCTATTTTATCTTTAGGTTTTTACGATAATCCAGAAGATGAAACAACAAATACAGTATTCAATTTAAGTGTTCAAAGTGCAGCAGATTTAAAATTAAGCTGGGAGTATGGAGATGGAACAGCAGAGTCTGAGTTTGATGATGATTATGCAATTTCATTAAATACATGGACTCATGTTTGTGCTACTAGAGATGATTCAGATAATAAAGTAAGATTTTATAAGAATGGAACACTTGTAGAGACTTCAGGAGCTACCAACGATCCCACTGGTGGTACTTCATCAAATGTAAATTTTAGAATAGGCACTAATCAAAATCACACCTCAAGTAATGATAAATGGTTTGATGGCGAAATGGCTCATATACGAATTTGGAATGTAGCTAGGAATGATGAACAAATTGCTTATTATTATAATAGACTAGTGGATAGTAGCCATACTGGACTAGTAGGATATTGGAAATTAGATGAAGGCACAGGTACATCTATAACAGACTCTAGTTCTAATAATAATACTGGAACAATTGTATCTGGAACATCTGCAAGCGCAGGAGATGCTGAATGGGCGATAGGAGAATTTGACCAATTCATCCATGCATTTGGATTAGCCTTTAAAGACACGACAGTTAGTTCTAATCATTATCATGGTTCAGTATTGAATAGAAACATAACTATTAGAGATAGTATAGATATTACTAATGGCACATCAAGTACTGGTAATATAAGTATAACAAGTGCAAACTTTGACTTACATGGAACTGACTTTTACAAATTATTATTTAATGGAACTAATAATTATCACAATAAAGAGGTTCGTGTTTACGCTCAGTTTGAAGGTGAAGGAACATTAAGTAATTGTCAAAAAATATTTACTGGTAGATTAGTTGAAGTTTCTTTAGATCAAAATCAAAATGCAACTATGCAAATAAATACATATAGGCCTTGGGATGGGATTGATTTTCCGCAAAAAAGACATTCTAGATTTAATATATATGAACCTGTTGTTTATGGAGACTTCAATAATTCTAATCATACAGACGCGTCTTACGGTGGTGTTTTTCCTGTTCCATTAATTATAACAGAAGATTTAAAAATTAAGACTCTAATGCCAAGGTCTTACAGCAGTGGTGACAATAATTATTTACACTATTATGTTGGTCAAGATTATTTCTTGGCTATGGGAAGTGGCAGCTTGGATACATCTGGCACAAATACAGAAGCAGAAGCAACAGCAGTAGATGGTGGGGTTAATGTTTTAAGTACACCAATAAATTATTACGCAAAAGGTTATATTGTTCCTCAACATGGGAATGATCTTTTTGGTAGAACAGAACTTACAAATCCTCAAGATGCATTTACGAAAACATCTACAGGAGATTGGGACACCGATACTTTTGCATCTTATTCTCATCCAGATACTAGTACAAATGTTCATAGATATTTACAAATGATGACAGTTGGTAAAGTTGGACCTAATACTAAAATAAGAAAAATAAAATTAAGACATGGTGTTGTACATACTGATGGTACAGGCGTAGGTCAATTTTATCAAGTTGATTTTTTTAAAGATGGAAGCACATTAAGCGATAATAGAATATATGACAATAGCACAGATACTACAGGAACTGTAATAGGAAGCGGAACCACAGGTTCAAATGCCGAATACTCATTACAAACAGCACCAGATTGTCCTACTGAATTAAATATTGATTACAAAAACAGCACTGACCCAACATCAGGATTAACATCAGAAGCTCATACTTTAAAACTATTTGGTGTAAAAATATTTGTATCAATTAGATTTTGGAAAAATCTTTCTGGGGATAATAGAATTTATGGAGAAGATAGTGATGGGAATAGTGTGCAAATTGACGATGAAGGAAATGCTGCAAAATTATATGATGATTTAAACAAAATTAAGTTTTTTTATTGTGGAGGCCCTGGGTTAACTGCTTCCTGGGATTCTGGTGCAATTGAACATGGCCACGATGCCCATAGAGATTTATTACAAAAGTTTGCAGGCATCTCAAGCGATGATCCTGAAAATTGGAGTTCTTTAAATACAGATAGAGCAATTAATAACTGGAAAATACGATATTGGCAAATGGAACCAACATCATTAAAAGAAAATTTAGATAAGTTAGCAATGGAATTTGGATTTAATTACAAGATGGATGCTAATGGAAAGTTAAAATACATTCATTTGAAGAAAAGTAGTGAATTAAGTGCTAGTGTTAATCTTACAAACCAAGACATAGATAAGGTATCATTGAAAACGACAGGATTAGACAATGTAATAACAAAATGGGAAATAGCAAATAACAAACATCCTGCTCCAGACAATAAAGCAGATACTATATCCGAAACAAGTGGTAGAAAATCTGGTTATTACACTTTCAATACAATATCTAATACGAATAGAATTAAATATAATTTAGGCGATAAAGAAGGAATAAAAACAATAAATCTAGATTATAACATTGGAACAATACCATCATCAGCAGATTCAGATTGCAATGCAGACTGGTATTCGTATTATAATAATATTATGGGAGATATGAAGATATTGGTTTCTTGTGATGTAGTGAATCCAATGAAAGGTTGTCAGGTAGAGACAGGTGACATTATAACATTTACAGATATGCCAGTAGAAATGTTTGGCACAGATTTTTCAACTAGTAAGTATTATATGGTAATAGAAACAAAACGCTCAATGGGCAAAGTAAGTATAAAGGCAAGAGAGGTAGGCTAATGGCCAATCAAAACATAAGAACACCAAAGTTTTTTCCAGATTTAATTAGTTACCACAGAGCAAGAGGCACGGCTATTGGTGCTGTAACGGCAACAGATGGTGCGACTTATTTTTCTGGTTTACAGTCACACAATACAGTTGCAGATTTATTAGACTTACGACCATTAAACACTGTGCAATTTCTTACGGCAAGAGATACAGATTCTCACGTTTTATGCACATTTAATTTCACTACCGCATCTTACAAACAAAATTATATTGCAATATTAAATCATAATCTCGCAACGGCTGTTGGTAAAATAAGAATTTTTGCTGGTAATGAAGATGATGATCATACAGCCTTGGATGGTGCAAATGCAGATACAGGAGATATTAACTGGGGTAGCGTGACTGTAAGTGAAGCAGTCAATGCTGATGCAAGAACGGCTGCATCCAATGGAAAGAGTATGGTGATTGAGCCTGCGACAGATGGAACAACTATTATTACGTTTCCAGAACAAAGTTTAAGGTTTTGGGGTATCCAATTTGAAGGGAATACCACCAACACTGGTAACGCTACAAATGGAACTTGGGGAAGTACTAACCTTACAGTAGGTGGAATTATGATTGGTGAAGCATATGAAATGCCATTTAGTCCAGATTTAAACCTTACTCGCAGTATAATGTATGATAAAGTTAATATTAATGAATCGGTAGGTGGTCAAAGGTTTGCATCTGCAACATCGTTAGGTAGGACTGCAACCGCTACGTCAAAAAGTCCTTTTGCCTTGGGTGAATATGAACAAAATAAATTTGGTGGTAGGTTAGCCTATGATTTATCATTTTCGTATTTAGCCAACACAGATTTATTACCAGATGAATATGCTGTTTTTCAACACTCAGACGATTCTGTAATAACAGATGTTTGGAATATGACAGATGGTCCACATAGGCCAATGATTTTTTGTATAGATAAGGATTCTACTGGTAATGGTGCAGAAAGTGAGTACCTATTTGCTAGGTTTGCACAAAGTTCTCTAGATATGAGTCAAGTTGCTCCTGACGTATATAATGTAGCTCTACGCATCGAAGAAGAATTCTAATATAAAATAATTCTTGTTAGTGTTGACAAGGCATATTAAACTTTGTCAACACTTATGAAGAGTTTACAACAACATATGAGAGAGTGTGGTTTTTCACAAAACCAATTAGCACGCGAAATTGCTTTAGATAAATCAATGCTCTCACTGATGATGCGTGGTAAACGTAAGTTTCGTTTTGAACATAAGGTCAGAATCGCCAAGGTTTTAGGCATTAAAATGGATTTTATTGAATGGCCTTATTAATTTGTTTTCATAAATGGGTAGTACTGATTGAAATGACGTTTCCTCATCACTCTCTCTCTCTTTTGCGTCACTAGGTACTACCCATGATTCTTACAATCCATATTAAAAATAAACAAGAAAGAATTGAATTTGCACGCGAAGTGCGCAATCTATTGGGCGAATCCCAAACATACATTCCAGACGCTAATGCAGATATTGGTGTAAGAGCTAATACAGATAAAGCTACATATCAAAAGATACTAGCTCTAATTGAGCGCAGAGGATATAAAATAACAAAATAAGGAGTAAATATGAGTGGATTACTTGAACCATCATACGATGTACCAAGTTCTGGTGAATCTAGTTTTATGAAGTTCCAAAAAGGCGAAAATAGATTTCGTATTTTGGAAAAACCAGTACTAGGTTATCTTTACTGGCAGGACGATAAAACACCAGTGCGTATCAAAGAAGCTAGTGAAGCACCAGCAGGTGAGAAGCCAAAGCACTTTTGGCAGTTACCTGTATACAATGATGGTAATGTCAAAGTATTAGACATATCACAAAGCACAGTGCAAAAGCAGTTAACTGACCTTGATCGCAATAGCGAATGGGGTAACTTATCTGAGTATGATGTTATCGTTACTAAAAGTGGCGATGGAATGGACACTACTTATACAGTGACACCATGCCCAAAAGCACCGCTTGCAGAAGAAGTGAATAACTTGTTTAAGGAGTTTTTGAAAACCTACGAGCCAAATAAGGTTTTCGAGAGTACGCCTACCGCAGAAGGTTCAGAGGATCTACCTTTCTGATGCCTTCTTCCGCATCCAGAAAAGGCTACAAAGGTGAAGTCGAGGTCGTAGAATTGCTCCGCGACCTTGGCTTCATAGCCGAGCGCAGTTGGGGGAGTGATGGTCGTAGCTTTGGCGAGAAGAGTGATATAGATGTTAAGGCCACTAAAGGTGACCTAACCATTAGAGTCCAGGTAAAGCGCAGAAAAAAGATTGCAGGATTTTTAGATTTCAAGAATGCGGACGTAGTGATGGTCCGACAAGATAGAAAGCCTTGGCTGTGGATAGTCAAGCATGAGTGGATGAAGAATTTATTTAATAGCGGAGGCGTAGAAACCCATAACCATGAAAATGGCGTGTCTAATGATCGTGATAGTCATGCCTCCGCTAAACTTAAAGGAGAGAGTAATGCCATATCCAATGAAACAACAAAACACTAAAGCAGCTATGGTCGCATTAGTTAGTGAATGTATCAATAATGCGCTAAAAAAGGTGCTTGTAAGCGAGGAACAGAGATTAGACGTATGTATGGATGCCTGTGATGAAATACTAAGAAGAATAGATAAAAAAGGAGAGTAAAAATGAAGTATAGTGAATATAATGAGTTTAGAGAAGTTTTTTTTGAATATGCATCAAAAATAAGTGACCAAAAGTCAATTGAGTATACCATCAGTAACGAAGATAAATTTTATAATTTCAAGCATGTTGCGGAACGTCTTGGAATCACAGCACAGCAGGCACTGATGGTATATGTATTGAAACACGTTGATGCTATATGCAACGATGCTAAAACAGGCAAGACCCATAGCGATGAGACCACATACCAAAGATGTCTTGACGTGGCAAATTACATGGTGCTTTATGCCGCAATGGATAAGGAAAGACCACATGCAAATCACACTAACACAAATCGAACTAAAGATAGCGCACCAGGTAGCAAAAGCGCGGATGAATCAGAACCAAGTCAATGGAATCACCTCTCAAGGACAACGTAACATAGAGATAGATATGCGCGGTGTTTGCGGAGAATTAGCCGTCTGTAAGAAATATAATGCTTACCCAGACTTTGTAATTGGTCCACATTATAGTGGATTTGACTTGGTGGTCAATGGAACTAAAATTGACGTAAAAACAACTAAATACGCACAGCCATATCTACAATCTAAAGTTAAAAAGAAAGCTATTGATTGCGATGTATTTGTATTAGTACATGACCAACAACCAAATTATACTTTTA